GTTTTTAGTGATTTGGTGCCATTTGGGCGCAAAATTGCAAGTCAAACCAACGGATCTTCCTAAATTATATCACAAATTTCGTAATCAACGAAAACAAAACATTCAAGCTTTTGTACGTAAATTACCTGAAACCTTTCGAGTGCTAAAATATTTTATGTCTAGTCATACAAAACGAATTAAAGTGAATTATGATCGCGTAGAGCGTGTGTTTACATTGACTATAGTTAATCCGTATAAGTTGTTTACCTTTAGAAGGGTAGACTATCCTGGCTATACCAAGAATGATATGCATATATTAATGTTAGCCGAGTTAATGAATAGTTATGTAATGCACGATAAGAAACCCCGGTTTAAAGAAAATATTAATGTTATAGAACGAAATAGGGTTCGCGTGGGGTTGCAATTGCAATCCATAAATTGTAGTTCATGGATTAAAATACGTACTCCTTTTAGGGTGAATAGGCGTAATGTGCCCTATTTGCCTCCAGATCCTGATATCAAGATAGTTCAGTTTTTGAGATATTGGGACTATGTTTATTTTTCCTCTTTAATGAGGATGAATAGTGATGGTACTTTGTGTTATATTGTATCAGGGTTAAGTATGGATTTTTTAATTCAGAATGTATTTCTCGAGTGTAAGGTAGGAGATAATTTCGTGTTTGGACTACCATGGCGAATAAGTAAAGTTCCTACACTTAAAATTTTAGTGTTGCGTTTTTTAAGTAGTTCAAATAGAGTGTATGGAGGGGATAGATTCGGTCCGTATACTGTGCGTACAACGGAAAATGTCTATTCTGGAGATAAGTATAAGAAACTTATGCTGAAATTTACAGAACCGACTCATGTTGTGAATTCTTCAATTAAGGATTCGCAAGACATTCGCATGGCAATGGATATGTATTATACCACGCTGCAAGCAAAGAAACATTTTAGGACATTGGAATTTCATTTTTCTACTGATAAAGTAATGAAGATGATTATGCCTTTGAATACGGCAGGTGGTATATATCCTCCGGGACGAAATGTGCAATATCAGAAAGAATTATATAAAAAGATTATTGTTACTAATGGTCCGAAATATGCAATGGAGTTCGTGACTAAATGTCATGTTGTGAATTGTGTTAGAGATTTTGTTCAAAGACGATGTGGCATGCCTTTAAAAGAGAATATAGAACAATTCTGTTTGGATATGGGAGATATACCTACTGACGTGGCTTTGAAATTGGAAACGTTGAATGCTTTTACTATTGGAGGAAAGACCCCATGGAATGGAGAGTCTCGAAATAAAATGTTTGATAAATGTAGAGAGTTCTTTATTTCATATACTTTGCAGTATATTCCGTCAATGATAGTAAATTGTGCTAGGACGTTTTTTGAAAGAGGTACGTACAATAAAGTTGGTATGAAATGGCATTCTGGAGGTGCGCAGTGTTTTGTTGAGGAGATGAAATTAAATAATCCTAATTATAGTGTGTTTGAAGGAGATTTTTCAGGATTGGATACTACTATAAAGAAACAATTTTTAGAATTATATACTTATATGGCAAGTGTTTATTATGACTTAAAAGATGAAAAGCATAGTGATATATATCGTGCTATGTTGAAATGGACTTCAGATAAGTTGGCAGCAAAGATGTGTAGAATATATGACGATTTGTGGGTGATAATGATAGGTAAAATGCCTAGTGGAGATGCACAAACGTCAAATGCCAATTCGTGGATAGTTACGATATTGTTATTAGCGTATATCATGCGATGTGTTCGAGAGAGCCCTAAAGGTGTTTCAATTAAAAATGGGCTAGTAAATCGCATGATAATACCCGCAGTGTATGGAGATGATCATGGAATATCTGTACACAAGTCGTTGCGTGGTTTGATTAATGAACAGGGCTTTTCTGAGTATGTGTCTAAATTTGGGATGACTATTAAACCAGATTCCATCAAAGAAAGTAAAGGGTTAAGTAAGGTGGATTTGAACGGGTGGCTTATTAGACCGGGATTTATGTTTTTGCATCGTTATTTTATTGTTCATAATGATGATGTTCAGCACCCGGGTACTAAGTATTTGCCATTTCGACCGATTACAGATTATTATGTTAAAATTGGATATCATAAAGGTAAGAATTGGGCGGATTTAGCAGCTACGGCTGTTGGATTGGCTTATGATTCTATGGGAGCGTGTCCTCGTACCCATAAGTTTTTACATGGAATTTATGAAATGTGTAATGAGATGAGTCCGTCTGAATCGTTTGATAAACATGTGTCTATGTGCTTGCAGACACGTGAGATGTCTCAAATGAAAGAATCAATGTTGTATCGTAATGGAATTGATATTTACGACATGATTCCTGGTTTCCCTACTATGGAGAATTTGTTGAGTCGTCACACTATGGATCGTAGTGTACATAAGAAAGCGTCTCGACCAGTAGATTGGATTATGAGGGCAGAGATGTTTAGGGTTTAAAAAAAAAAAAAAAAACAGATCGG